GGAATTTCTTAACCCTAGTCACACGCCGCCTGAACCTCTCGCAACTCATCCTTATGGACGGAGTTGACAGGAAGAGATTTTCAGGGGGAGCTCTAAAATAGAACTCCACGGACCTGTACCGACTCACTGCCGATCGAAAACCTTCCCTTAGGGAAAGCCTTCTTTCGCCAGTGTCGGACAACGCGCAGCTTGACAGGAGTTCCATAGATGATGATGAGAATATCTCATCATCTCTAAGGACGCTCCTCAGCCATTGACGAGCCGCATCATCTAATAAGATGTTTGCAGTCTTGCCCATTGGACCAAGTCCCATCCCAACAACAAGGTTTTCTAACCTTTGTTCTGAAAGATAGGACAGCCAAGCTGTGTGGTGCACCGTTGAACGTTTTGGAGATATTGGAACTCCAATACCTCCATAAGCTTCTGGTGCAGAAATTGGCAATCCCATTCTTTCGGCGAGCCTCCAATTATAATAATATGGAGACAACCGCCAAAAGAACTTGGGAATTCTCCTGGTGGGGCGGGTATGATCCCCTCCAAAGGAAGCTGCTTGGGAAACCCAAGTAACATGTCCTTTGGACCCACCAGGAGGTGCCACAAGAACTGAAATGGGCCAGAAAGGCTTCATCCATCCCGCTTCAAGCGGAACCTCGGCTAATAAAGCCCTGGTAGGATGGTAAAAGCACTTTGGGAGTGACAGTTGTCCCCCCAACTCCTGAATCTTTACATCGTAAAGACTCCGGCGTTCTGGCGTCCATGCGGGTATAGTGGCATCGTCACCTACCCCTTTCAGTCTTGCATCTTGACGTAATAAACCTGGAATATACTTCTTACGTTCCTTTGGAGCATAAGGTATTTCCAGTAGGGTTTGCTCTGCGGAACACAGAGAAACCAGCATCAAAGGAGGAAATGAAGTGGGATCTCCCATCATTTGACCTGTTTTGGTTATTACGCCAGGTGCGGAGTTCAAGTCGTCGAGCCAGTCATTCCACATAGTGAGAATGAGCGTGGCGTGACCGCCGTCTTGATCCCTCCCCACTCGATTTCTACCGCCTTCGACGGTGGAATCATCGAGTAGTGGAGCTCTCGGATAGTTTTTGAGCAAACCGAAAGGAGCATAGTCGGAGTTATCTCCTTCTAGCAACTTCTTCGGCCCAAATAACAAGTGATACCACTTGGTATAAGGGCGAAGTGAAGGGTAGGCATTTGCCAACTCTTCATACACGGTTTGCGTGAGCCACTGAGGGTGATAGTCAGTGGCCGCGGTACAGTCTTGACTATACCACGGCCCGGGCATGCCGCCCAGACTAATCCCCTCTGGCCCACCCAAAGACTCAGAGAACCGCGGGTCTCGAATCATTACTGAATCGATGACCCTACGAAGGATTTGTTGAACTAGGTTAACTGCAGTTAAACTGCAGGTTGGAAACCTAGTCTTCAATCCCCGCTCTTCAGCAGTAATGGGAAGGATGGGGACATATTTGAGATTACTCAAGATATAGTCCACACCCAACCGTAGATACTGTTGAAAACGTTCGCCAATACCGGGGAGTTTCTGTTCAAGATCCTCCCAACGACCCATGAACATCTTTTCCACAGGGTCAACAATGTTGCCCCTGCGGTGAAGCTGACTATCGGGATGCAATGCATCAGATAGTAGTTCAAGATATGAGCCGTCGGAATCCTCCTTCATGGAAGGAGGATTTCCTATTGACGAAACGCGTGTAAGCGCATACCCTAACAATATGATATATTGCACACCTTTGGTGTGTCCGCCGCTACTCCTGGTGAAACCAAGAGCAGCATTGGAGGAGGGCATGGTATATAATTCCATGCGGCGGCTGGGCTTTGCCCAGCGGCCAATATACGCTTTCACGAAAGGCCGCCAGTAAGTCGGCTCTGGAACGGGTTCGGACGTTAAACGCTCGAACAAACCTTCCAGTCCCGCCTTATCCGGTGGAGCGGGAGGCAATGACCTAGCAACATAAGATGCTAGCATTGCTACCCGCTTTTCCCTAAAAACTAGAATGCGGCCTGCGGGCCTTGGTGCTCCAAAGTACCAAGCCCTGCATGCTTGTGCCGCCGCCTTAAGGCGACGGGCCGCCTCTAGAGGGTGGTACACCAATTGATTACGGAAACGATTTACCCCTTGCAGCCTGGCAGACTGTAAGACGGTATACGTTCCGTATTCTTGTAAGTGTACCGCTCTTTCTACTTGGTATCCAAGTAGAAGAGCATCCCAGGTTGTCCTCATAAACTCAAGGACATTTAAATTACGTTGATATCGACGTAATTTTTTGTCTTTAGGATTATTAGCGATGGCTTTGCCAAAGAATTTCCTGAAA